CAGTTTCGTCTTTCCTTCGTCGTTTCTGGTTTCGGCCTTGGTGCTGGTCGTTGCGGATCTGGGTGCGGACGGAAGCCCTGGGTACTCGCTTGCGAGGGGGACCCGGTGGTGGGAAGTGTGGGGAGGTACGACCCCACTTACCATCCGACCACAGATCCCGCGATAGCACCTCACACCAGGGGGGATCTGGGATCTGCGGTATAGACCAATATGTATTGGGGGTATGGGGGGACAAATTACGCAGATCCCAGATCCGGATCTGCCGTCGGTTTTCGTGTTTTTGTATTGGATCTGCCCAGATCCCAGATCCGGGATCTGTTTAGGCTGTTTTACCCGGATCTGCGGGCCGTCATAGATCCCCAGATCCCCCCTCATGAGAGCACCTCGATCTGGATGAAAATGCCAGGTTGCGGGCCGGTGAATTTCTCGCAAATCTCGCTTGCGACCTGAGCATCGTCCTTCCAGAATCCGCCCTTGGTCATGGCGTCCTTGAGGGCCTTCTGCAGGTTGTCTGTGTCGGGTTTCGTGCTCTTGTAGGCGGGCAACATCGTGCCAGGCCATATCCACTTGCAGCACAGTTGTAGCGGGCCTTGCAGGGGCTCGGCGGGCCTGTGCTTGGACAAATGGGCGGCAAGTTTGGCCTTCATCTGCTCGACGGCTGGCGGGTCGTAGAACACAGGCTTGCCGCCCCGGATGGCCACCTTGTGCATTTGGGCCGTCGTCTTCGGGGGTATCATCGGGAGGAAGAATTGCATCATGCCTCACCTTCCAACGGGAAAATGCCGCCGTCGCGCCTCACGAAGTCGCCCAGGGCGTCAATCCGCTTCTTTGTCGGGGACTCAGTCAGGCCCAAGATCTCGGCCACGGCCTGCCACCGGGGTATGCCGTCCGCGTCCTGTTTGGCGGCCTCCGCGATGGCTTTTCGCGTGGCCTTGTCTCGGTCGATCCTGTCTTTGTCTTTGTTGCTCAATTTCGGGTTCTGCTCGTCGTAGGCCTCGCCCTCGGAAGAAGTTCGGACCATTCCGTCATTGCAGAGCATCAGCCCGGCGTCCATGAGCAGCGGCTTTACGAAGCGCGCCTCCATGCCAATGGCCTTCGCCAATTTGTTGAGATCCGCAAAACCATGCTCGAAATGCGGTTCCATGAACGCCGCGCCCAGCTTCTCCAGGTTGGCATTCCGCCGGCGCTTTGCTGCTTCCTTCGCTGCTTCCTGCTGGGCCATCCACTGCGGTTCCTCTCCTTCCGCCTTGGCATCGGCCAGCAGTTCGGCCTGCTCCATGGTGTGGAAGGGGTGCCGGAACCAGAATTGCCGCGGGGCCATCGGGGCGAACTCCCGAAGCGTACCCTCCATCCGCCAGCCCGTGGCCTGCTCGACCGACTTCACGAACGGGGCGATCTCTCGGTCGATTTCCGAGTTGCCGAACAATTCACGGGCCTTGGCCAGTACCTTGTCGGCGATCAGGGCATCGTCCTGGGAGAAGTCGTCGCGCCACCCATCGCGGGCCTTGTCCAAGATGCTGCACACTCGGTCCGCTACCTGGCGGTCTACCACGGCTTTTCGTGTCGCAGCGGTAACGGTCAATTCGATTATGTCCAGGATGGCGTCAGGGTCGCGGGCGAATACCCCCGAGCCCGAAGAGCGGTCCCGGCTCGATTTCTGCCCCTGGGCGCCCTTGCTGTGGTGGTGGCAGTAGATGACGGCCGCCCCGAGTTCGGCGCACACCCGGTCGAACTGGTTGCAGAAGAAAGCCATCTTGTCGGCCGCGTTCTCGTCGCCGGTGATGACCTTGTAGATGGGGTCAATGATGATGGCCTTGTAGCCCCGCTTGTGGGCCCGCCGAATGAGTTTCGGGGCGAGGGTGTCCATGGGAACGGCCTTACCTCGGAGGTTCCACAGGTCGATGTTCGCTATATTCGACGGGGCCCATTCCAGCTTGTCGTACAGGTCCCGGATACGGTGCAGGCAGGATGCCCGGTCGAGCTCCAGATTCACGTAGAGCACGCGCCCTTGGGTACAGGGCCAGCCCAGCCATTCCCGCCCCTCAGCGATAGCCAAGGTGAGCTGGAGTAGCATGTAGGACTTGCCTGCCTTCGAAGGGCCGGTTAGTAAGCCCTTGTGCCCCTCGCGAAGCACGCCCTCGATCAGGGGCGGGGCCAGGCTCGGAAGCTTGTCGTACACGTCAGAAAGCGCCTCGAAGTCTGGCAGCGAATCGTTGGCTTCCTCGACGAACTCTTTCCACGCTTCCCAAGACTCCTTGCCCTGGTTCGTGGCCACGAGATACTGCTTCTGGCCGTTTCGAAGCACACCGGGCATGCGGGACAGCCGGGACGGGTTCTTGTTCTGCGTGTCGATTTCAAGGCCGTTCTTCTGGCAGACCTTGTGCAGGAAGTTTACCCGTTCCCGGTACTCCTCTTTCGAGGTGGCATTGATCCTGACGATGGCATGCAGCGACTTTCCGCCCGAATGCACCAGCGCCGCGATCGGCAACTCCAACTCGGCGTAGATAGCGGCCTGCTTCTCAATGGCCACGGTGTCGGACTCAACCAGGGCGTAGCGGAACGAGGTTACGTTGTCGTCTCGAACGCCTTTGCCGTCCAGTGGATTGAAGCGAATCCAAGCCCCGCACTCCGGGGCGTAGCTACCCACGGTGTAGCTCAGGTCATCGCCGTACTTGGCCAGGTCCTGGAGCAGTTCGCCAGCCGTCCGGGTGTAGCTGCCCTTCTTCGGCAGGTGCTTGCCCTCGTCGTTGGTCCACGACTCGGTGACGTAGCCCACGTATTCCTCGGCCCCGAAGAGGGCCGAGAGATACGCACTCAGTTCCTTGGCGGGGCTCCAGTCTTCCGTGGGGGCATCCAGTTCGAGGGGCTCCAGCCAGCCAGGATCGACAAACTGAAGCGACTCGGCCGGCCGGTGGATCACATCATCCCAGCCGATAGCCTCATTAGGACCTGTGCCTTGTGTGGGACGCCAGCCGTTTTGCTTGGCGAATTCGACTAGAGTGCCAACCGTGATCGGTGTTCCCGAGCCTTGGAACCCGGCCCACTTCTTGCCGCACTCGCCTTCGTGGTAGCGCTTGGCGTCTCGGCTTGACCACTGTTCCCAGTCTTGGGCCGTGCCACCTTCGTGCTTGATGGCCATGCCGACCGATAGCCAATCCTCGTAATTGAGGTGACCCGGGTCGATGGCCGAAAGGAGTTCATGGAGATCAGTCATTCGACGACTCCGAAAACAGATCGCTCTGTTCCTCCAGAATCGTTTCAGGCTTGCCGGAATAGGGATCGATCCCCTGCCTCGCGATAGCGTCCATGTGTCTACGTTGCGGACACAGGTATACGACGCCTTTCGTTGGGTATGTGCGGCAAGGCGAATACGGTCGAGCATGGCAGCGTGGGCACTTCATCGCGTCATGATCCATCATCGACGCCCCCAAACTGTTCAGCGGCCCGGATACAGACCACAGCGGCGTCCAGCAGTTCGGCCACGACTTCGTTATTCATATACAGGTGCGTGGCTGCTACCTCGCATTCCATGAGCTCGATCCGTGCCTGGGTGATGGCATGGATCGGACTGACAAACATTCCATGGGCCTTGTTCGCGTGGACGATCCGCTCGTCGATATGCAAGATGGTTTTCAGCCTCATGACGTGATCTCCATCTGACTCGGAGCGGGCGTGTAGGTAGTGGGCTCGATGCCGTTCGGTACACGCCACGCATTGCCTGCAATCCGGTCAATCAGGCGTCGGGCCGAGTCGAATTCCCACTGGCCCACATGCTGGAAGCCCTTACCTTCAAGGAATCGGATCTGCTTCGCTGTTGTGAGCCCCTCGGTCCTGCGCTTGTTCAGGCGGTCCAGCAACAGGGCCGCTTTGCCCGAGCATTCGATCTCGTCGGGGAACAGGCCGGCCTTTTCGAGGGCTGCTTTCTGCTGGATGGACACCGGGGCCATTTCCCACCCGAACGCCGGGACGTAGCCGGACAGGTCTTCCGCCGCGATACTCATTTCGAACTGGAGCGGGTCAACCAACTTCTGCTTGCGGTTGCGCATCTCGGCCAGCTTCTTGGCGAGGGCCTCCTCGCGCTGGGCAACACAATCAGACTCGGCCTTTTCCTCGGCTTCGATCAGGTCCACCGCTGCACCGGACTCGTTGATATTCTCGGTCATCTTCTGGGCGACATCTTCCGAGCCCGCGATCAGGCAGGCCGGACGGCAGAGATCAAGCCGCTCGGTGTTCCAGAGGAAGTCCAGGAGCAGCAGATCTTCCTTGCCTGGAAACAAGCGCGTCCCTCGGCCAACCATCTGGCAGAACAGCGCCCGGATCTTTGTAGGGCGAAGGGGGACGATGCAGTCCACGCGCGGGCAGTCCCAGCCCTCGGTGAGTAGCATCGAATTGCACAGAACGTCATACCGGCCTTTGTCGTAGTCGGCCAGGACCTGCGCCCGGTTGTTGCTCTCGCCATTGACTTCGGCAGCCTTAAAACCGGCCAGGTTGAGCAACTCGGTGAAGCGCTGCGAGGTGGCGATCAGGGGCAGGAACACCACCGTCTTGCGGCCTCGGCAGTGCTTCTTCATTTCGTCCACGATCTGATCGAGGTACGGCTCCAGTGCCGAGCCAAGGCCCGCCGCCGCATAGTCGCCCGACTGCTGGGCCACACCGCGCAGGTTGATTTGTAGCGGAATGGTCATCGCCTTGATGGGGCACAGGAAGCCGTCACGAATGGCGCGCGGCAGGCTGTATTCGTAGGCCAGCGAGTCGAAGTACTGGCCGAGGTTCTTCATGTCGCCCCGGTCTGGCGTGGCTGTCACGCCCAGCACGTCGGCGGCTTCGAAGTGGGCCAATACCCGCTGGTAGCTGTCGCTCAGCACGTGGTGGGCTTCATCGACGATGATCACGTCGAAGTAGTCCACCGGGAACTGGGCCAATCGCTTGGGCCGCATAAGGGTCTGGACGGAGCCGACAACCACGCGGAAGAATTCGCCGAGGCAAGACTGATCCGCCTTTTCAACGGCGCATTGCAGCCCGGTGGACTTGCTCAACTTGTCGGCAGCCTGGTCAAGCAGTTCGCCCCGATGGGCCATGATAAGCACGCGCTTTCCGGCGCGCACAAGTTCTTCGATCAACTGGCAAAACACGATGGTCTTGCCGCATCCGGTTGGGAGCACCAGTAGCGTGCGCCGCCTGCCCTCCCTCCATTCACCCAGGATCGCGGCCTTAGCCTCGGTCTGGTAAGGTCGTACTGAGAATGTCACCATGAGTTCTTTCCTTCTAGCATGTCTCGTAGAGTTTGGATTTCCGCCTGTAGTACGCCGGTCCTGATTCGCCAGAATTCAGGGCCCATTCCCGCCTCCGCCTGGAGCACCGCCAGCCACTTCACAGGGTCAACGACCTTCGTGTAGCAGTTCAGCCGAATGGGGGCTGGCGGCAATTGCTCCGGGGCGACGGACTGGATCCAGGCGAGGGGCATCAGAACGGAATCACGTCGTCTTCTGTTTCGGGCAGCGCGGCCTGGGTGGGTGGTACGGGCTGTTGCTCGGCGCCGGACTCAGGCGGATCGATGAAGCCCTTGATATCGTTGTAGGTCTTCTCCTCGTGCTTCCGCTGGCCCATCTTGCAGACGCCCTGCCGTCCCACGAGTTGATTCCAGGCAAGCACCAGCGGATCGCCATGCTTGCGCAATCCAACCCCGGCGAAGAAGGCGCAGAGAAGGCCCTCGCATTTCTTGTTCAGGTAGAGCTTGTGGATGTGCTTCACGGTGCCGAGTTCAGCCGCGTCCACATCCAGGGTGATGATGGCCATCGGGCAAGCGCACATCTTGGTGCCACCTTCGTAGCGGCCTCGCTCGAACTTCACCACGGTAAACCGGTAGTTTCCCGGCGGTAGGTCAACGAAGTCGCCCCCTTCATTGGGTTGCTCGATCCGCTCTTCGTCCCACCCGATTGCAACATTGGTATCAGTGCTCATGTGTCGGTGCTTTCTACGCGGCCACGCCGCCGTTGATCATCCCCAGGAACTTTTCCCAATGAGGGAAGATGAATTTGTCCACGATTTCGGGGTCGATGTTTTCCAGGGGCGTCCCCGCCGGATACTTGCCTTTGGCGACAAGCACCGCGAGCAACTGATCGTAAGTCACCCCGGCTTCGGCCATGAGTTTGTTCAGTGCAATATGCTGCGCTTTCAGCACCGGCCCACTTTCGACAGTTGAGGGAGCGGGAGCGGAAACAGCAGGCACCGAAGGCGCTGCGGGGGCAGGCGCAGGGGCAACAGCCGCGGGCGTCGGAACTGGAGCAGGTCGAGCACTGAGGCCCGTGAAGCACTTGAGAAGCGGTGCAATGCTCAGGTCCATTTCGCGTGGCAAGCCATCTCGGTTTTTGGCGTCGAAAGCGGCAGTGCGCTCGCTGTGCATAACTCGACGGGTGCCGCCTTGCCCCTTGCCGTTCTTCCCTTTTTCGTCCACGGTCACGATGGTCTTGTAGTTCACGAAGAGCATGAGATCGCACCACGCCTTGAGTAACGGTGCCACCTTCTTCTCAAGGTCAAGTTGGTAACGATCAAACTGGCCTTGCTCTTCGGGAAGCTCGAACTTCTTCGTAGTGGAGTGGGCCAAAAACACAACGTGCATTTTGCCCGTCTGGATGAAGTCAGCCTCCAACTGCGTGAGTAGATCCGACCACATCAGGGCCAGCATACTGAAGGTCTCGCCGTAGTCCTTATTGCCTCCCATGGCCCTGAAGCCAGTCTCGCCCAGCACCTGCTTTATCCCGAGCTTCTCGGCCCAGTCAGCGGTGTCAATTACCAGGGTTTCGCATCCCTGTTGGTCTTTGACGATTTCGCCGATGATCTGCTTCAGGTGTGCCCAGGTCGTCGGGCGGGGCGTGCGCGCGACATCGAGCCGCGAAGTGCCACCCTCCACGTCGATGAACAGGGGCTTCGGAAAGTCCTTGGCCAGGCTCGATTTACCTACGCCTTCGGGTCCGTATATCAGGCCCTTCACGGGCTTCGGTTGAATTCCTCGAATAACTTCCATGGTCGTGTTCCTCCTACCATTCCATCGCGACGTTTGGCCGCGCTTCAATTCCAGTGATTACGTCCGCGTAAGACTTGCCAGCGGGCAAACCGTCCTCGATGATGATCGAGCACTCGTCCCCGGTGCTCACGCGGGTGGCGATGACCTGCAAGCCCTCGGACTCCAGCCAGGCGCCGAAGTCGTGCAGCGTGTCCAGGTCCATCTGTTCGAGCTTGTCCATGAGAACGAAACTGCAATCCGGCTTCAAGGCCCGGACGATGGCCACCGCCACGCGAAGCTGCTCCGAGCCGCTCATGCAGTCCCACTTCTGGGTGTTGTAGACGAGCTCACCCTCTTCGACACTGAGCCCAGGCAGCGGCAACGGGGCCGAGGCCAGCAAGGCAAGGCGCTCGGCGCGGAGGGTGTTGATCTCGCCGCTCTTCGCTACGTACTGCTTTTCGTACTGCTCTGCTTCATCCGTCGCGGCGGCCTTCTGAGCGTTGGCCGCGATCTGCGCGTTGATGCTCTCGAACTCGGCAATCTGCTGTTCGAGTTCGGCGGTGCTTTCGTCGGCGAGGCCCTGACTGGACTGCGAAGCCGTTTCCCAATCCTGAACGGCCGCCTGTAGCGTGGCCTCGGCGTCTGCCAGTTCGCGCCGAATCAGGTCGACACGGGCCGAAGCCTTCTCCATGATGTCGTGGTATCGGTCAGCGGACTGCCGCTTGCGCTGGTTCTCGCCGTTACGCGCAAGCACGTCCTGCTGTCGGGCGATCAGTTCCGAGATACTCAGGGGCTCGCTCGGCACGTCGGCGTACTCGGGCAACTGATCGGCGTGTCCCTTCTTCTGGATCATGATCGGGTAGAGTCCGGCCCGTTCCTGCTCAAGGCGTTTCTCTTTCATGTCAAGCACGACCAACTGATCGCCGATGCCGAGGATCTTTAGGAGGATCTGTGCCTTGTCCCGATCGCTCGCGTCCATGAACTTCGGCAGGTCAAGCGCAAATTCGGACACGAACGCATCCAAGAGGCTTTGCCCGGAGCGCTTGCCTTCGGGGTCAATGACGGTCAGCGTTCCGTTCTTCCCCTTGCGCTCGACGCGGATCCCATTGCTCAGCGTGAGCGAGATTGCGGGGTCGCTCATTGACCCGTTGCGGTGGGCCTTGCTCGGCTCCTTTTTCTTGCCGCCGAGGACCCAGGCGATAGCGTCCAGGACAGAGGTCTTGCCTTGTCCGTTCTTGCCCCCCACGATGGTCAGGCCCAGGGGTGAGGGCTCCAGGTGAAAAGCTTTCACGCTCTTCACGTTCTCGATCTGGACGGACGTGATTCGTAGTCGTCCGTCCAGTGGTTGCGTTTTTACAGTCATTCGAGTATCCTTTTAGTGGTAATGGTTTCGCCGTCGCAGAGTTGGCCCTCTTGCGGCGGCTTATTTTTGGCACGCCTTTCGGGCGTCAACGATTTGAAACTGAAGCGCGACTGCCTCATTGAGGCGCTGCTTGATACTTGACGCGGTGCTCCAGTCTGCGCTGTCGTAAACGTATTCCCCCTTAAGGTTTCGTATGCGAGCACGAAACTTCATGTCGATGGTTGCGTTCAAGTAATCACCTCGCGGAAACCCGCAACTGTAGATTTCGGCGCTGTAGCCTTCCGGGGCCGTGATTCGTTTAACGCCGTACTTCGGGTTGGCTTCCTTGTTCTGATTGATAATAGAGATGGCATCGGCATAGATCTGGTCGAGCCGCTCTCGCGTTGCGTCTATGGTTTCGGCAATGTCGCCCATGTCATGGGTTCCTGTTGGTTGGGGTTTCGAAGTAAGCGCTACGCTGCCGCCTGGGCCTCGCGCTGGAGACTGTGGAAGCTTTCGAGCCACTTGGCCATGGCCTCGGTCGGTGTCATGGGGACAAAGGTCGAGTTGTGGCGCGTGCCGGGATCGAGCAATTCCCGATACTCCCAGCGGCGAATGATCATGTCCGCCTCGTGAACTACATCGGGCATGGCAACGACAGAACAGCCCGCCTCGGCAAGGACCATGTGCAGGATCCGATCCTCCACATCGGAGTAGGGCAGCTTCTGAATGACGCCCTGCTCGTCGGGAACGTGGAACCAGACCTTGTCTTTGAGGGGCGCGGGAATGTCGCCGATGTACGCCTCCGCCGCATCGTGCAGCAGGCCCCACAGCCGGTACTCATCGGAGCACTGGCAGGCAACCATAATCGAGTGCTCAGCAACCGAGTAGTATTCTCGGATCTGCCCGCCCCAACGGCAGCGATGCGCCAGTCCGCGGGCGATGTCGGAGAACAGGATTTGCTCAGGAATCGGGTTGAAGGGGCTTATCAGGCCCCCATCGAACGTGTAAACTTTCGTGTTCATAGGTCTCTTTCCTTTTGGTTGTTGGATAGTTCAGCCGTCGCCGTCGCCGTCGCCGGAGCCGGGGCCGTAGCCGTAGCCGTAGCCGTAGCCGGAGCCGTAGCCGTAGCCGTCGCCGGAGCCGTCGCCGGAGCCGTCGCCGTAGCCGTCGCCGTAGCCGTCGCCGGAGCCGTAGCCGTCGCCGTAGCCGTCGCCGGAGCCGGAGCCGTCGCCGTCGCCGTCGCCGTCGCCGGAGCCGTAGCCGTAGCCGGAGCCGTCGCCGTAGCCGTCGCCGGAGCCGGAGCCGGTCAATCCTGCTGCTCGTGCAATCCGCTCCTGGTCCGAACTCGACGACGACAAAGCCATGGCCGCAGCAACAGGAAGGGCTGTCGCAGTGGGTGCGTATCGATCGCACCACTCCCGCACCCCTTCTGTGCATGCACCACTGCGAATCAGGTCGTCACGCGTGATCATCATTTTGCGGCTTCCCACGCGGATACCGCTTCCGGCGAGCACTCCCACACAGCCGTGATGTCGTGAAGCGCCACGATGTT